AATCTCCCACCGCCCTGCCGTGCGCAGTCTCTGTGACCGTCATTACATTCGACGTTAGGGAACACGTACACGACTGAGCGCCTTTCGTTCCACTGACTTTTACAAGGTCTGACTTGTCTGCGCCTGGCAAATAGTTGGCCGATACGCGGATGTAAAGCGCCCTGCCAGCCGACGCGCTTGCAAGTTTGAACACGCCACCAGCGCCGACAGAAACCGCAACCCCAACTGAATCATTGGGCGCTGCCCATTTCAACGTTTGCCCGCTGTTTGTATAGCTCAGAGTCCCGGACCCTGCGGCTTGAGTGTCGGCATATAAGATCGTCACCCCGGAAATGTTTGGAAGTGAACCCGTATATGCTCGATTGGCATTGCTGTTGGTAAAAATAGACCGATTGGCATTTGCTAGTTTCTTGATGACCACGCCAGCCGCGATGAATACTGTAGAATTGTCGGTTGTGACTACAGAATCATTGACGTAGTACGTCCCAGGCTGCGTGATCTGCACCAACCCGCCAGCGTTGAGAGCCGCTTGAATGGCCGCAGCGTTCGCCTCCGCTGCCGCAGCCGAATTGACCGTCGAAAGCCCCTGAACTAACCCGACATCAGCGTACTGCACCCCTTCAGCAGACAGCCCATTAGTTGGACTAAGACCAGGCATACAAACCTCCAAAAAGAAGTGCAACGAGCAGTGTCAGCCCGTTACCAATATTAAGCGAAGACCCGATGTTAAGGCCACTCACACTCGCGTTCAGATCACTGTCCCAATTCAAGCCGCCTGTCGGCGGTGTCGGAGGCGTTGGCGTCGAGTCACTCGCAAACAACCACGCAGCCGCACCTCGCCACCCTACATCTACCGTCCCCGGCCAAGGAGTTGCAAGGGCACCCATGTACCCTTGCACGCTCTTCCGCTTACGGGCAGTCCAGGCCATCAGATGTCTCGCTTAACCCCGAGTGAGGCAAGGCGAGTTGCATAGGCCTCGTACTTTGGACTGCCGGGATCGAGGGTCTCGATCGTCTTGAGCCAATCCGCAACATGACTCGCGGCGGACGCAGATTCCGGCTTCGTGTTGATGGCCGTGCCGCCGATGTCGTCTGCGGTGTTGTACGCGGTATAGGTTACGGCGCCCATTACGGCACCCCTCCGCTAGTCCATGTCGTGCCATCCCATGACGTGCCGTAGCGACTCCACGGGTTGTATGTGTTGATATCGTTCTGACGTTTGGTGAATTCAGCAGAAAGAAGCGCCCGCACTTGAGTAATGGTCAGCCCATCGACGGTGAATTCTCCGACCTGCTCCGCCACAGCGCCGGAGGTGATCGCGGACAGTTCGCCTGCCGTTGCGTCCTTGTATCGGCTTTTCTTGTTGGAATCAGCGTAGAACGGCTGGCGGGCTACAGGGACGGACAGCCAGAAAGCAACCCGCAGGCGATTCTTTGCCGTGGTTTCCAGAACAACGATCTGCTTAGCCATCGCGCTACCCGCCGATCGCCTGGATGACTTCGAGGTCCACGTACCCGGCCGTGTAGGCGCTCACGTAGAGCCTGACTGCGTACACGGGGAAGGCGAGGTTCCCGCTCGCATCCGCCGTGAGGCTGGCCAGTGTCGCGTGCGGGTACACCCGCGCGGTTTGCAGCCAACCCTTTGCCGGCGCTGCGATCGAAGTCAGCCCACTGTTCGCGACGGTCACGACGAAGTTGTTCTGATCGGTGATGCTCGTGATCGCGCGCCACTCGTCATCCAGCGGCGCTCCGCCGTTGCCCCACGACATCGCCCAGTCGCCGGCGGAAAGGCCGTGGTTCGTCTTCGTGATCGTGAGGCTCGTCGTCGTGCGCGACATCGAGTACGCTTGGGTCATGAAGGCCGTATCGAAGCCCGTATACACCTTCTGCGCGTTGATGTTGTCCAACGTGTATTGCACGGTACACGTAAGGCTCTTGTCGCTCGAGAACTTGACGCCCAAAGAAAGCCCGAAGGCTTTCTGCAGGCGGTTGACCGGAATCCACGGCGAGTAGCCCGCCGCGGACAGCCGGGTATAGATTGGACGCATGGCGGGCTCCTTCCGTTACACTGCCGCGGGATTGATGAGACCGGACTTGTCCACAGCGCCGGTGATGGGCGAGTAGTTGTTCTGGTAGCCGAAGGCGGTGCCATGGCCGGTGGCGATCCAGATACCCGCCGTGGCGTCAACCTGGTAGAAGTAGTTGTCGTAGGCCATGCCCGTCCAGGCGTTGCCGCTGCCGCTGACGAACGAGCCGCCGGTGGACGACGTGTTCGGACGCTCCCAGATGTTGCCGCCGAGGTAGAAGTTGGTCAGTTGCGCGGTGCCCGCGGCGATGAAGGCGGCGGTGTCGTTGAGGACCGCACTGCAGCCCTTGTTGCCGATGATCTCCAGGCGGTCGACGTTGGCGCCGAACTTGATCGCGCTGGTTGCGGCGGTCGTACCGAGGCTCGAAACCTTGTTGTTCACGAAGCGGAACCCGTCGCACGAGTTGGCCGTCGCGTTGCCACTGAACACGGTCAGCGCGTTCAGGATGCTCGAGGTGTCCTTGAACTCGCACTGCTCGATCGAGAAGTCCGTCGGCGTGTTCGTGCCGGTCGCCGTCATGAAACTGGCGATGTCCGCGAAGTTGGCCACGAACAGGAGGTTCTGAATGCTCATGTTCGCCGCAGTGACGGGGATATTCGCCGTAGTCGCCGTGGTGAAGGTGAGGGTGGGGCGAAGGCTGCCGGCCCCGAGGCCGATGATTGCTACGCCCGCGACGTTGAGGGCGAGAACCGTGGCACTGTTGATCGTCTCGGCATGGCCAGGCTTGACGAGGATGATGTCACCCGCGTTGGCCGTGCACTGGGCAAGGGCGCCCGCGATCGTTCTGAACGGGCGATAGTACGAACCGCGGTTGCCGTCCGCTCCGGCAGTGGCGCCGGGGGGAATCACGCTGCCGTTGTACACCCAGAACACGCGTCCGGGCTGGGTTTGCAGGATGGGAAGGCCGCGAAGCAGCAGTCCCTGAGCGATCCCGTTCGGGAACGAGGTCATTACTTGTGCGCCTGGCATTTTGTTTCTCCTTGAGGTTGGTAAGGGCGAGATGCCGTGCGTGCGTTATGCGAACATAATGCGCGCATGGAAGGGGAGCCGCAGCTCCCCGACCATCCGAACACTACATCACGGACCGTTGCTGCCGAAGATGCCGCGCGGCTCGGTGCAGCCGACGCTCAGCCGCATGTACGACGCGGCCTTGGCGTTCTTGGTGTCGAAGTCGTTGTCCTGATCGAACTCGGGCCTTTGACGCCAGAACATCTGCATCCCGTTGGGCGCGTCGGTCCTGACGAACCAGGCGTGCGCGGAAGTGAAGTAGTGGTTCATCTTCACGCCGCCGGGGAAGGCATTCGTCGCGTTCAGCACGTTGATGTTGTTGCTGGCCGTGTCGGGCTGCAGGACGCTCTTCAGGATGCGGTTCGCGTTGAACCACTCCTGGCGGGCGATGTGCAGGGACATGGGATTGATGGAGATGTAGAGGCCGCGGTCATTCTGCGTCCCCATGATCTGCACCGCCATGTCTTCCAGACTCGACTCCGCGAGGTCCGCCGCCGGATTGAGGACGTTCGAGTAGGTACCGCCGGTGGTGTTGACGTGGCTCGTGCTGCACAGCGCCGCGCTGTCCGCCGTCGTGAAATACGTCGTGGCGAAGGCGTTGTTGTACAGGAACGCAGCGACGTTCTCGATCGTCTGGCGCATGGAAAACGCGTTGGCCTTGACGCGGCGCTTCGAGACTTCCTCGTAGAGGTTGTCTTGCAGCTCCTCGTAGGTCACCTGGTATCCGAGCGCGTACGCGATGTGCTGGTAGGTGGTCGTCGGACCCTGGACTTCCGAGTCGTACGTGATCGCTGCTCCCTGGCCCTTGATGGGGGCGAGGCCGAAACCGGTGATCTGCACGTCGATCTCGTAGGCTTTCTCGCTGTCGAGCTGATCGTAGAGATCGGTGTACTCGACCGGATGCTCTTCGTACAGTTGGCCCCAGAGGGCGTGGATTCCGGGCCAGAGCAGCCGCGGGTGCGACGAGGTGTTGATGATTCCGCCGGGCATGGCAATTCCTCCTTACACGCCGGCTGCGCCGGTACCGTGCGCAAGCTCGTGAACGTTGATCTGAACCAGCCACTTGGCGTACGCCCCGAAGGCGTTGTCCGGGCGGCGGGCGAGGCCCAGCAGCCGCAGCTGCAGGGTAGCGGTCGTGTTGGGCGTGGCGCCGGTCGCGGAGGGAATCATCCATCCGCTCACATAGCCGTTGCCCGTACCCGACTTCGAGATGGTATTGAGGCCGACCTCGGTCGCAGCGAGCTGCGTGCCGTTCGATTCCTCTTGCACCTCGAAGATGATGTTCGGGTCGTCTGCGACCATCGCGTACCAGACGCGCGAATCGCTCGCGGGCCGGTACATGCGGTCCAGGTTCGTCGGATCGGCCATCAGCCCTTCCGAGACGCCGAGGCCGACGATGACGCCGCGCAGTGCACCGGTGGTGGCACCGATAGCGATACCGGGCACACCGTTCGCGTCAGCCGTGCCGCTCGAGATGACCGGGTCACCGATGTAGAGGGCGGTGCCGTAGCTCGCGGCAATCGAGTACAACCTCGCCTGCCCGTTCCACGGCGCCCCGTTGAGATAGCCGACCGGGGTGAACCCCGAGGGCTTGTTGATGTTTGGCATGAATGCCTCCAGAGAGAATGGTTACCCTTTCGGGCGTTTCGGTAGGAACATGTCAGGGATGCGGGTACGCTTCGGGTCGACATAGCGCATGCCGGGTTCCGAGTCTTTCTCCGCGCCGATCATACCACCGCGAAGGGCGGCGGCGATGCTTTCATTCCTGGCTTCACGGGCGGCGTCGTCTTCCTGCGCCCATTCTTCACGGATCTTCATGAGAACCAGTCGGAGCGGCTGCTTGTCCTCTCCAACCATGTCACCAGCGGGAATGGAGACCCTCGAACCCATGTCGGTGTTGCCGTCGGCCAGGCGGTCATCCGCCAGCCCCACGGAGTTGAGCTCGATCTCTTCCCGTTGTACATACTCGTAGCCCGCCCGTTCCGCCCGCGCGATCCTACCCGGCTCGCCGCGAAACCAGTAAAGCCGGTAGCCCGGAATTTCCGGAACCTCCAGTTTCAGCTGCGGCAAGTCCATGGGGATGCGGGTGCGCACGACCTCTTCCTTGTTGCGGTCGTTTGCGGGGTTGTGAGTGATTGCCATGTCTAGTACTCCCTGAAGAAAACGTCGGCGTAGTACTTACGCCACTCTGCCTCTGTCTTGAACTTCCTGTCTTTGCCCACAAGGGCCTTGGCTTGCTTGTTGCATGCGGCCTTTGCATCCGCGGGCAGGTCTTCGTACGAGCGGCCGTTGCCTGCAGGCCGCCCGCCCTCATCGCCGCCACCGCCCTCGACTTTCGAGTCACGGCGGCGGCCTTCCTTCACGCCCTCCGCAATGAGGCGTTTGTCCAGCTCCTCGTAGAACTCCGGCTTGCCGCGCAAGTGCGGGGAATCCTCGACGATGTCCTGGGCGACGACGATGGCCCGACGAGCCTTCTTCGCGTCCGCGTTGAACCAGGCGTTCTCCGCAGCCCAGGCCTTGTAGGCGTCGGTCAGGGGCGGCGGCTCATCCTTCGCAGCGGACCCCTTCTTCTTGTCGTCGGCCGCACTTTCTTTCGCCCGCTCTTCCGCGGCGTTGAGGCGGGTCAGTTCGCCCTGCAGCTCCAGCTCCGTATCGACGTCGTCGTTGTCGCGAGCGGCTTTGATGCGAGCCGAAAGGTCCCGACGGGCATTCGCTACCTGGCGCTTCGTTTCTTCGGTATAGAACTCTTCGAGGGCCGAGATCGATTCGCGGCTACCTTCGAGAGCCTCACGGACCTGCCGCAGCTCCGCGCGGGTTTCATTCAACTGGCGCTCAAGACGGGCACGATCCGCCTTGACGATCGGCAGCACAGTCTCGGCGCGATCGACGTAAGTATCCGCATCGACCCACTTCTCGGGATCGCCGCGATACTCCGCCTGCGGGCGCCAGCCCATCTCGCGGGCGCGGGCTTCGATGGTGTCACTCATTGCCGGCCCTCCGCGCGAAGATGTCGTTGTCGTTGATCATGCGATAGAGTTCGTTGTCGTCGCCGACGAGCTGGTAGCCCGCGAACTTCGTGACGATCACGACATCCCCGACGCTGGCGCGGGGTCGCGGCTCAGCGTGCCAGCAACTCGGCCCGATGTCCACGATGCGCACGCGCTGCTCGAGCATCGACGTCCGAGTCCGCAAGGACTCAGGGATCTCGATGATCTCGGAGAGCCGCTCCATCTCGAACGGTTTGACGAGCACTGCCCGCCCAACGGCTGTCCAGCCGCTTTTGTTTTCAACTGTCTGCATGTTCTAGCTCGCTAAAAGAGAGGCCGAGGATTTGGGCGTAGGCCTCGCATCGCCCCAGCGCTGCGGCATTCTTCACCGCAGTACCGAATTCTGTCTGGTCCTGGTATGACTGCAT